ATGAACAGCATCAGCTTCCATGATACCCATTTCAGTGTTATCCCCCACCACGGCCAACCTTGGCTGACTGCCGCCCAGATCGCCCAAGCCCTTGGCTATGCCCGTGAAGATGCCGTGAGCCGCATCTACACCCTCAATGCGGGCGAATTTACCCCTTGCATGACCTTGACCGTCAATTTAACGGTCAAGGAGTTCGGCAACGGCAGCAGCGAGAAAGAGGTTCGGATTTTCTCCCTGCGCGGCGCACATCTGATCGCCATGTTCTCCCGCACCGCGCTCGCCAAAGAGTTCCGCCGCTGGGTGCTCGATGTGTTGGATCGGGAGACCGCAGCCCATCCGCAGCCCCTCACCGTGCTGACCGACGACGAGCTGTATTCGCTGGCGTGGCTCTGGCGCGCCGCCGGCCAACCCAGCCAATAACGGTGATCTGCTCGACCAACTGACCCAGACCGAGGCTGCCTGGGCCACCTGCGCCGCCCAGGTCGACAGCCTTATCGCCTGCCAGCAACGCCACCAGAACGGGAGGGAGCATGGAAAAACCAAAACAGATCCGTGAGGTACTGACCCGCTGCGTGCCCCACCTCAAGACCAACCCGGACAAGCTGCACATCTTTATCGCCCCGGGCAATATCGAAAGCACCGGCGCCCGCTCGCTCTCGTTCGAGTGGCAATACCCCCTCACCATCGGCATCGAGGACTTTGCCGGCCACCCGGACCAAATCATGGTGCCGCTGCTGGCCTGGCTGCGCCAACACCAGCCCGAGCTGATGACCAACGACGAGCAGCGCAAGGAAGGCATCACCTTCGAGGCGGAATACCTCGCGAGCGACCTGATGGACCTCATCATCACCGTCAAGCTGACCGAGCGGGTCAGGGTGTGGCAAAACGAACAGGGGATTGGCTGGGAGCACCTGCCAGAGCCGCCGGAAGACCCCTATGACGGCATCACCTGGGAACTCTTTATCAACGGGGAGCATCAGCCATGGCCGCCGATGACCTGAACCGCCTGACCCATTGGGCCGATGGCCTGCTTGCCAGCATGGAACCCGCCGCCCGCCGTCAGTTGGCGAGCGAGATGGCCCGTACCTTGCGCGCCAGCCAGGCCCAGCGCATCCGCACCAACCGCCAGCCCGATGGCAGCCCCATGGCACCGCGCAAGCCACAGCCCAAGCTGAAGCAAGGCCGGGGGCGCCTTCGCCGCAAGATGTTCTTCAAGATAAGCAACCCCACCTGGCTCAAGGCCCGCGCCAGTGAACAGCAGGCCGTGGTGGAGTTTGTCGGCACCGCCAACCGGCTCGCCACCATTCACCATAACGGGCTCAAAGACCGCATCAAGGGCCGCGAGATCCACTATCCGACGCGAGAGCTGCTGGGCATCACCAACCAGGAGGTGGAAAAGTTGGAGGAGTTGTTGTTGGCCCATTTAAGCACATGACATCACTTCAGCATGGCCTGTAGAATCAGGGACTTATACGACCCCACTAACAAATCAACTTAGGACGGTGGAATGAACAGGCAAGCTGCTTTGAGTCTACGGGAACAACGAAACCAACAACGCCTTAATCGTATGGAGCCAAAATTAATAGATAGTGACAATCCAAATCCAGCCATTCCGTTTTGGCAAAAAACACTGTTGTTTTTACCTGTTATTTACGCAGCCATTTATTTTATTGGTTTAACGTATCACATCGGTTACCTAAGTGAATTCAATCTGAACCCGTATGAGTTTCAACAGCCTGCAGACCTTCTCTTAGTTAGGGGTGGATATTCATTATTTAGTTCTTCAGCGGTTAGCAACCCTATTATCCCTGCATTTTTCTTGGTATTTTCACTGCTAACGATCATTTTCTATTCTACTCTCTCGCCCAGAAGTGTGAAGACGACCAGCATAGATCTACCCCCCAAATACCGTCGAAACAAAAACATTCGGATGTTACTCGAGTTAACAGAGGAAAAGATAAATAAAACCAGATCGCGACTTAGTAAGTTTTCACCAATCATCGAGCAGCTTATTGTTTTAAGTGTTTCAGTTTTCTGCTTTCTATTTATATTATCACTATCATTACAAAGTGGAATTACCGATGCCGCGCGACAAAAAAAGGAGCTTTACTTACCTAACTCTGCCAATATTATGGTCGTATCTTCATTGTTGAATGATGGCCCATATTTACGCGTTACTTGTAACTCGAGTCATTGTGCCTTTTGGAACAAAACCGGGACCCATCTCCTACGCCATGACCAAGTAAACCAGACTCTGCTACTCCCCCCTAAAAAGGCCAAGAAGTCCTGACAGCCCGGCACAGGGCCGCACCGCTGTGGCCCTGTGTTTGCCCCCTGCCGAAACAGACATCCCCTGCCCTGACGGAAATCGCTACCCTGCTGCTGGTGTTGTGTGCTGTCGGGCGGGTTTGTGTCGATTGGTGGTTGATTGGTTGCGGTTGGTTGCGCGATACTGCGCAGGCAACGGCAAAATCCGTTGCCGGGATTGGCGTCCCGACTTGAACTAAAGCGCACAACACGCGCCTGCGTGTTTTTTTGTGCGGCCCAGTAGTACCCGCAATCTCAGTTATGGCGGGCTGGGCAGGGGCCCTTCGGGGCGCCGGTTTCCTTTGGTTCGCCGGTACGCCAACCTTGTCCAGTTCGTCACCAGAGATTGGCGTCGATGGTGGCGATTGACCAGAACCGGAGAATCACACCATGGGCAACATCACCAGCCTTACCCCTGCCGAGATTATCAGCCTGCAACAAGGCCAACCTGTCACCACCTCCCTGAAAGTGGCCGAGCTCTTTGGCAAGCGTCATGACGACGTGTTGAAGAAGATCCGTAACCTCGAATGCAGCTCAGATTTTCGTCTCCGCAATTTTGCGGAGACGTTCCAAACCGTCACCATGCCTAAAGGTGCATCGAAGCAAACGCTGGTATGGGAGATGACCAAAGACGGCTTTATCTTTGTGGTGATGGGCTTCACCGGTGCCAAAGCTGCGGCGACCAAAGAGGCCTATATCAACGCCTTCAACTGGATGGCTGAGCAGCTCGCCGCCCAGCGCCCGCAACCGGCCATCAGCCTGACCGATGACGAACTCTGCACCCTGACCTGGTGCTGGCGTGCCGCCGACCGGATGATAGATGCCGCCCGCAGCATCTATCCCTTGCTCGAGGTCGCCGAACACCGCGACGCCGGCCGCTACTACTCAATCATCCACGAGTACCCCTACACCCTGAACCAGGCCCGCAAGATCCTGGCTGACCGTTCCCGCCATATCCAACCCAACACTCACGGCGACAGCGACTGGCCCAAGCTGATCCCCCACCTGCGCCGCGAACCCAAGGCGATCGGCTGGTAACTTGTTGATACAACAGTCACAATACCAAAGGCCCGTATGGGCCTTTTACGGAGATTGTGATAGTTTAATCCGATTCATATAGCAACCGAGTACAGACTGTGAATGACAATCATTTTTTCTCAAAAAAAGAAAATGAGCAATTAATAAAGCATGTCATTATGATCATTAAAAGAGCTCAAGAAATAACTAAAGATAACTTTGAACGCGGCCTAAATCACCACTCCGCACGTATCTTGGGTCATATTATATCCAACCCTAAAGACTGGGACGACACTTGTAAATATAGTATTAAGACCCAGGTGAGCGGAATACATGATGAGCTATCTAACATAGTAAAAAACGATGCAGTTGATAAATCCTCATTAGAGTTTCTTTTTAGCTATCTCATTGTTTTTGTACAGGAAAGGAATCTGTTAACTGGTGATTTTATATCTCCAGAACTGACTGACGCACTCGAATTTACAGAGTCTAATCTTGAACGTTTCGTCGGAATACCAAAAAGTAAAATAGAGTTTTCTTTCAAAGGATTATCAATAACATTGTTTAAAGAAATATTTAACAATGAAAACACCAGTGGATTAATAAACTTAAATAAAACATTGGAAAGCGCAAAAACACTCACCAAAAAATGGGATGACTCTTTAAAAGAAAGAGAAAACAATATAGCAAGACTTGAGCAATCCTTAAAAAAATTCGAGAATGCTTTTAATTTTGTTGGATTACATGAAGGTTTTCAGTCTCTGCACAAGAAAAAGAAAATTGAAAGGAATTGCTTGATTTTCATGATGCTCATATGCGCTGCATTAGCACTCTCTCCACTTGTTTACAAATTGAAGTCCTTATATTTTAAAGAGGATGAGAAAGTCAACTACATTTACAAGCACATACATAACTTTGGTCTGTCTACTGTCACAAGCAATGATACCGCCCAGGACACCCCTCCAACATTAACACATGAAATAATATCATTACTCCCTGTAGCATCTTTTATTGCAATTATGCTTTATCTCTTCAGGGTTCTGCTTTTTAATTACAAGTCAATTTGTGCTCAAATATTACAAGTTGAGTTAAGAATGACTCTCTGTAGATTTATCACAAGCTACTCTGATTATGCTAAAGATATAAAAAATAATAGTGGTGTGACATTAGATCGTTTTGAAAGTATTATTTTTTCAGGGATTGTTAACAATGATAGTGATCTACCAGCAACATATGATGGTGTAGAACAGTTGGCCTCACTCTTCAAATCCATGAAAACCTCTAGTTAAGTTATCTTATTCATCAGCCAGTGTATCCGCCGTGGATACACTGGCTTCCCCTCGCCTTACCGGCCATTGCCCAAAACAATGGCCCCATGCAACTGACCCCGACTGAACTCCAACGCCTGATCGACAACCTGATCCGAATCGGCACCGTCACCGCCGTGCGCTCAGGGGAATGTCGCGTTAAAACCGGCGACCTCATCACCAACTGGCGGCCCTACATCACCGAACGGGCCGGGAATAACCGCACCCGTCATCGCCTCTCCATCGGCGAACAGGTCATGTTGTTGTCAGTCAGTGGCGATCTGCGCAACGCCTACATTGTCGGCCCCATCCACTGCGCTGCCTTCCCAGAGCCACTAAGCGATGATGACAACCCGGACCTCGACCGCACTGAATACAGCGACGGCGCCATCATCGAATACAACCCACAAACCGGCGAGCTCAATGCCACCGGCATCATGGCGGCAAAAATCAAAGCCAGCGTCAGCGTGACGTTCGACGCCCCCAAGGTCATCTGCACCAACCTGCTGCAGGGCAAGCGCGTGATCAGTGAAACCGCCAAAGTCGGCGCCGTCGAAGTCGGTACCCACGGCCACACAGACGTGCAGCGAGGCAGCGACACATCAGGGGGGCCAGTATGAACTGGCTCGGCATGAATGCAGCCACCGGCCGCGCCATCAGCGCCACCGACCACATCATCCAGTCGGTGCGCGACATCCTCATCACCCCGGTGGGCTCGCGGGTCATGCGCCGCGACTACGGCAGCGAACTGTTCTACCTCATCGACCAGCCCCTGCACCAGGTCACCCGCCTGCGCCTGATGGCCGCCACCGTGCAAGCCCTCATCAACTGGGAACCGCGCATCACCATCACCCGGGTTGACGTGCTGACTGGCGCCACTGCCAGCGCCTTGACCATCGAGCTGACCTGGCAACGCAAAGATGGCGGCGCTCAGGAGTCTGCCAGCATCACCATCCCAACCGGAGCCGCCCAGTGAGCACCATCACCCTCTCCCAACTGCCACAGCCTGATGTGGTCGAGCTGCTGGATTTCGAGACCATCCTGGCCGAACGAAAAGCCTATTTCGTCAGCCTCCACCCGGCAGATCAACAAGCCAGCGTCGAGGCCACCCTGGCACTCGAATCAGAGCCCATCACCAAGCTGCTGCAAGAGAATGCCTATCGAGAGCTGATCTTGCGCCAACGCATCAACGATGCCGCTGTCGCCAACATGCTGGCGTGGGCCAAGGGGAGCGATCTCGATAACCTGGTGGCAAACTGGAATGTGCAGCGGCTAATCATCCAGCCGGGTGACCCCACCGCCACCCCGCCGGTACCCGAAATCAAGGAAGATGACGAAGCCCTGATCCTGCGCGCCCTGATGGCATGGGATGGCCTCAGCGTCGCCGGCCCGACCGGGGCCTATGAGTATTTCGCCCTCTCTGCTGATGGCAAGGTGGCAGACGCCAAAGGCTCCAGCCCATCGGGCGCCGTGGCCATTGTCACCATCCTCAGCACCGAAGGGGACGGCACCGCCGACGCCGCGCTGATTGCCAAGGTCGACAAAGCCCTGAGCCACGAAGACCGCCGCCCGGTGGCCGACCGACTCACCGTGCAGAGCGCGGGCATCATCCGTTACAGCATCACCGCCAAGCTGCATATCAGCAGCCAGGGGGCAGAGGGCGACGTGGTCCTGCAGGCCGCCCGCGACAAGCTAGCCGCCTTCATCAACCCGCGCCGGCGCATCGGCATCGAGGTGCCGCGCTCTGCCATTGATGCCGCCCTGCACGTGCAAGGGGTCAGCAAGGTCGACCTGATCGGCTGGGCAGACATCACCCCCAGCCCGACCCAGGCGGCCTACTGCACCGGCTTCACCGTGGAGCGGGCATCATGACAACCCTGCTGCCGCCCAGCACCAGCCGCACCGAGCGCAACCTGGCCACCGCTGGGGAGCAGGCCATGCAGTTGCCGCTCCCGTTTCGCTCACTCTGGTCACCCTGGACCTGCCCAACCCACCTGCTGCCCTATCTGGCCGCCAGTTGGAGCGTCGATCGATGGGATGACAAATGGCCAGAGGCCACCAAACGCCAGGTCATCGCCAACAGCTACTTTGTGCACAGCCACAAAGGCACCATCGGCGCCATCCGCCGGGTGGTCGAGCCGCTGGGCTACCTGATCCGGGTACTGGAATGGTGGCAAGAAACCCCGAATGCCGCCCCTGGCACCTTCAAGCTCGACATCGGCGTGCTCGACACCGGCATCACCGAAACCATGTACCAGGAGCTGGAACGGCTGATCGCCGACGCCAAGCCCATGACCCGCCACCTGACCGGCCTTGCCATCAGCATGGAGACACGTGGCCCGCTCTATCTGGGGGCCGCCTGCTATCTGGGCGACGAGCTCACCATCTACCCATACAGCCCAGACGTGATTGAAGTCAGCGGCCCGCAGTGGCACGGCGGCATCACCCACACCATCGACACCTTGACCATTCAACCGCAACAAACAGGAGGTGCCGCTTGAGCGCCATCTATTTCGCCATCCTCACGGCTGCCGGCCAGGCCAAGCTCGCCAACGCCATCGCGCTGGGCGTGCCGCTTAAAATCACCCATATGGCCGTCGGCGATGGCAACGGTCAACCCGTCACGCCTAACGCGGCCCAGACTGCGCTGGTCAGGGAGAGACGGCGCGCGCCCATCAATACCCTGTTTCAAGACCCAACCAACCAGTCGCAGTTGGTCGCCGAGCAGATCATCCCGGAAAACGTCGGCGACTGGTGGATCCGTGAAGCCGGCATCTTCTCCGAAGACGGCACCCTGATCGCCATTGCCAACACGCCGGACACCTACAAGCCGTTGCTCAGCAGCGGCGCAGGCCGAACTCAGGTCATCCGCATGGTGCTGATCGTCAGCGACACCAGCGCGGTGGAGCTCAAGATTGACCCGTCTGTGGTGCTGGCCACCCGCAAATACGTCGACGATCTGCTGACTGCGCACAAGCAGAGCCGAGACCACCCTGCAGGGAGTCAGACAGAAAAAGGGATGCTGAGGCTGGCCACACCTGCCGAAGCGCTGGCCGGTTGGCTGAACGATGTGGCGGTAGCCCCCCACGAACTGCATGCAGTTATCGACTCCTTGCTGGATAGTGTCGCCCCTGTTGGCATCCCTATTCCGTGGGTCGCAGCCACCCCACCGAATAATCGGTTTCTACTAGCCCAGGGACAGACCTTCGACAAGACTGCGTACCCTAAGCTGGCCCAGCTCTGGCCATCAGGACGGATCCCGTTCGATATGCGCGGTGAATTCCCTCGAGGGTGGGATAACGGCCGAGGTGTCGACATTGGCCGCACAATCCTGTCAGCCCAGGGGGACAGCCTGAAATCACACAACCACGGTTTCGGTTTATACGATTTCACTGCTCCACCGAATCCTGGCTACCCGCTGCCACAAGTCACGACCACGCATAGCGGCGCAACAAAATATATACAGATTGAGAATACCTACGCCGGTGGGGCAGAAACTCGCCCCCGCAACATCGCGTTTAACTACATAATCAGGGCCGCATGATGAATCACAACGAACAACGAGTGGTATGGGGGGATAACGGTTGGGCTGATAGCAGCGGCTGGGCGTGTGCTCACTGCACGGATACCATCACCGGTGAGTACACCGGCCAACACGATGTCTGGGTTTCTGCAGGCACCAGCCTTCCTGCCGGAGCCTATCTTGATCAGCCACCTGAAAAAGAACTCGGTAAGGCAATCGTGCGTAACGGGGATAACTGGATTTTCACGGTCGATAATCGTGGGAAAAAGGCCTATGAAAAGCAGACTGGCATTGCTTCCATTATCGTCAACCTCGGAGAGTTGCCTTCTGATCTGACCCTTCTTCCACCATCGTCACAGTTTGATGTGTGGGATGAGCATTCTGGCACTTGGGTCAGGGATGATAAGGCAGAACAGCAGGCTGCTCTCGCCATCGCTCAGCAAGAGCAGACCCTCCGCCTGACCAATGCTTCACAGCAAATAGCCATCCTGAAACCAGCCGTGGACGGCAACTATGCCAAACCGGAACACACGCAACTGCTGGCAGACTGGCAGCGCTGCCGCTACGAGCTGACGCTGGTGCCAGAAAAACCAGGCTGGCCTGAAAAGCCGCAATGGCCAACCGAACCGGATAAGGTCATCTAGCCAACCACCACCCCGCCCAGTGCGGGGTATTTCGTTACTGCCGCTCATCAACCCCTTGTCACCGCTGCTCCAGTGTATCCACGCCGGATACACTGGCCGCCGCTCGCTCGCCATCCCCTGCCCCTGCATCCTGACCATGCTCGCATTTCCTTGCAAAAGCTCCGTCCGGACAACAGGAGAACCTATGGCACTGGACCAATTTCACCACGGCGTGCGCGTCGTGGAAGTCAACGAGGGCACCCGCACCATCCGCACCGTCGCCACGGCGGTGATCGGAATGGTCTGCACCAGCGCCGATGCGGATGCCGCCTACTTCCCCCTCGACAAGCCCGTGCTGATCGCCAACCTGCCGGCGGCCATCGCCAAGGCTGGTACCCAGGGCAACCTCAAGCGCTCGCTGCAAACCATCTATGACACCGTCAACACCATCGTCATCGCCGTGCGCGTGGCAGATGGCGCCGACGCGGCCGCCATGACCAGCAACATCATCGGCACCATCAAGCCGGATGGCAGCTACACCGGCCTCAAGGCACTGGAACGGGCCGCCCCGATGACCCGCGTCAAGCCGCGCATCCTCTGCGTGCCGGACAACTGCACCTTGCCGGTGGCCACCGCGCTGGGTGGCGTGGCCAAAAAGCTGCGCGCCTTTGCCTACGTGCCGACTATCGCTGAGACCGTCGAGGCTGCGCTGGCCTACCGTGAAAACTTCTCCAGCCGCGAACTGATGCCGATCCACGGCGACTGGACCGCCTGGGATGTAGCAGCCAATGCCAGCGTAAAACTGGATGCCTGCCTCAAGGCCGCCGCCATGCGCGCCCTCATCGATAAAGAGATCGGCTGGCACAAGACCCTGTCGAACGTAGGCGTGACCGGGGTCGACGGCATGACCAAGGCCCTGTTCTGGGATCTGCAAGACCCCGACACCGAGGTCGGCCTGCTCAACGCCAACGAGATCACCGCCCTGATCCGGGCCGATGGCTTCCGCTACTGGGGCAACCGCACCTGTTCCGATGACCCGCAGTTCGCCTTCGAGAACTACACCCGCACCGCCCAGATCCTGGCCGACACCATGGCCGAGGCGCACATGTGGGCCAACGACAAGCCGCTCACCCCCACCCTGGTGAAAGACATCATCGAAGGCATCAAAGCCAAGGGCCGCGAACTGGTGGCGGGCGGTTATCTGCTCGGCTTTGACTGCTGGTTCAACGAAGAGCTCAACGACAAAGACACCCTCAAGGCCGGCAAGCTGCGCATCGATTACAACTACACCCCGGTGCCGCCGCTCGAAGACCTCGGCCTTATCCAGCGCATCACCGACCACTACCTCATCGACTTCGGCGCCCGCGTCGCGGCCGCCGCATAAGGAGCCACCATGGCACTGCCACGTAAACTCAAACGACTCAACCTTTTCCTCAACGGCGATAACTGGGTCGGTGAAGCGGAAGACATCACCCCGGCCAAGCTGTCCCGCAAGTTTGAAGCCTATCGCGGTGGCGGCATGGGGGGTGCCGTCAACATCGACATGGGCCTGGATGACAGCGCCCTCGATGTCTCGTTCACCTTCGGTGGCTACGGCGAACCCCTGCTGAGTTGCATGGGTGAGCCCAAAGCAGACGGCACCAGCCTGCGCTTTGCAGGTTCAGTCCAGCGTGATGACACCGGCGAAGTGGTCGCCGTCGAGATCGTCTGTCGTGGTCGCTTCAAAGAGCTCGACCGCGGCACCCTCAAGGCAGGCGACAACACCCAGGCCAAGGTCAGCATGGTCAACACCTACTACAAAGAGACCATCAACGGCCGGGTGATGCACGAGATTGACCTGATCAACATGGTCGAAATCGGCCCCGACGGCGTCGACCGCATGGCCGAGCACCGCAAAGCCATCGGCCTCTAACCCATTCACCCATCCAACGGGCGGCCCTTATCCCAACAGAAAGCGCCGCCCTCACCACATCCACAACAGGAACAAACACCATGGACCAGAAAGAAATCACCCTCGACACCCCGATCCAGCGCGGCGAAAGCACCCTCAACAGCCTGATCATCCGCAGCCCCAAAAAGGCGGGCCACCTGCGCGGCCTCAACACCATGGACATCGTCCAGATGAACGTGGATACCCTCATCAAACTGCTGCCCCGCATCACCGACCTGACCGAAAAAGAAGTGAACGACATGGACCCGGCTGACCTGCTCAAAGCCGGGGTGGTGGTGGTCGGTTTTTTGATGGGCTCGCAGCAGGAGGCCTACCTCACTGCATAGACGACCTGATGGCCGAGATAGCCATCATCGCCCACTGGCCGCCGTCCGAGATGGCGGCCATGGAAATCAGCGAGCTGATGGGCTGGCACCAACGCCTCGTTGAGATTCACAACCGCATCAACGGGGCAGAAGAACGATGAACCCTCTCAAACTTCAAATCCTGCTCGGGGCGGTCGACAAGCTCACCGCCCCCCTCAAAGCCGTCAGCGGCCAGAGCCGCCTGACCGCCAAAGACTTGGTCGACACCAAAAAACGCATCAAAGAGCTGGAAACCCAGAGCAGCCAGATTGAAGGTTACCGCACCCTGGGCCGCCAGATTGGCGCCACCCGTACCCAGCTAACCCAGGCCCAGCGCGACGCCCAACAGATGGCCCAGCAACTCGCCCAGGTAGAGCAGCCCACCAAAGCCATGACCCGTGCCATGGAGCAGGCCAAGCAGAAGGTGCGCGACCTCTCCCAGCAAGAGCGTGAAATGGTTGCCCGCCACGACAGCCTGAAACGCGCCATGAACGAAGCCGGCATCAATACCAGGCAGCTCGGCGAGCATCAGCGCCGCCTCAAGACTGATCTGGCCGCCGCCAACGGTCAGCTTGACCAACAGCGCGCCAAGCTGGGCCAACTGGCTGACCAGCAAAAGCGCCTCAACCAGGTCAAGGCAAGCTACCGCCAGACCCAAGAGCTGCGCGGCCAGATTGCCGGCCACGGCGCCACCGCTATCGCAGCCGGTACCGCCATCGGCATGCCGGTTTACAGCGCCATCAAGGAATACTCCAGCTTTGAAGACGCCATGAAGGGGGTGGCAAAACAGGTCGATGGCGCCAGGGATGACTCTGGCAAGCTGACCCAGATCTACTTCGACATGGCCAAAGAGATACAGGCCATAGCCGAAGAGATCCCCCAACTCAACGGCGCGATCGACATCGCAGCCCTGGTTGAAGGCGCCGCCCGCATGGGGGTGCAAGGCCAAGAAAACCTGCTCAAGTTCGCCAGAACCTCTGCCAAGGCAGCCACCGCCTTTGAACTGCCGGCCGGTCAGCTCGCCGAAGACATGGGCAAAATTGCCAACCTCTACAAAATCCCCATCGGCAATATCGAAGAGCTTGGCGACGCCATCAACTACCTCGACGACAACGCCCAATCCAAGGGCGCCGACATCATCGACGTGCTGCAACGCCTGGGCGGGGTTGCCGACAAGCTAGACTTCCGCAAAGCCGCCGCACTGGGTTCTACCTTCCTCAGCCTGGGGGCTGCGCCGGAGATTGCAGCCAGCGCCTCCAACGCCATGGTGCGCGAGCTATCCATCGCGACCATGCAAAGCAAGCGCTTCCAGGCCGGGATGAAAGCGATCGGCATGAAGTCAACCGCTGTAGAAAAGGACATGGCCACCGATGCCATGGGCACCATCACCAAGGTGCTGGAGAAGATTAAGAAGCTCAACGTCGAAGACCAGCTCAGGGTCACCACCCAGATATTCGGCAAGGAATACGGCAAAGACGCGGCCAAGCTCTCCAACAACCTGGATGAACTATATCGCCAGTTGAAACTGGTGAACGCCGAGAAGTCGAAGGGGTCGATGCAGCGAGAGTCAGACATCGACAAAGACTCGCTCTCATCGCAGTGGCTGATCCTGCAGGCCGGGATAAGAAACGTGAAAGCCGACCTTGGCGAGAAGCTGCGCGGCTCACTGATGGACATCATCAAGTACATCAAGCAGGTCGTGGTGGGTGTTCGTCACTGGGTTGAAGAAAACCCGGAGCTGGCCAACACCTTGGTGCGTGTCGCAGCAGTAACATCGGTCATCGCCATCGCCATGGGCGGGCTATCGCTGGCAGTCGCTACCCTGCTGGGGCCTCTGGCCATCATGAAACTCATCTTCGGGGTGCTGGGGGTCACCTTTGGCGGCCTGCTGGGTGCGATAGGGGCACTCCTTGCCCCATTGGCTGTCTTTTCCGCGCTGGGGATTGCCATCATCAAGTTTTGGCAGCCCATCAGCGCATTTTTCAGCGGTCTATGGCAGGGCATCATGGCCGGACTCGCTCCCGTCTTTGAAGCCTTCAAGCCGTTCGCCCCGCTGATTGATGGCATCGGTACCGGGGTTAAAGCGCTATCAGGCTGGTTTGGTGACCTGCTAGAACCAATCAAGTTTTCCAAGGAAACGCTGGAAGGGTTCGGCAGCGCCGGCCAGTTCGTCGGCAGAATCCTGGGCGAGGCCTTCAATCTGGCCCTCACCCCGCTCAAGGCCTTTCTGAAAGGGATCGAATGGCTGCTCGAATCGCTTGGCATTCTGGAAACCAAGAAGTTGCCGAGCTTCCAGATGACTGCGCCGACCGCATCCACACCGGGTTACCTGAATGGAAACTTCGGCTCGCCAGCACTCTCCAACGGGTACAGCTACGGACCTCGCATCGTGCAGACTTCCAAGCCAGTTCCAACCAGAGGGGCATCGTCAACCACAGAGATCAACGCCCCAATCCACATCGTTCAGCAGCCAGGGCAATCAGCCGTCGATGTGGCGCAAGAGGTACGCCGCGAATTGGACAAGCGCGAGCGGCAGGCCGCCGCCCGTGGCCGCGCCACGCTGGGCGATCGAAACTAAGGAGCAACCACCATGATGATGACCCTGGGCTGGTTCGTGTTTATGCGCTCGACCGTTGCCCCACAATCCCAGCAAGACGAATGGGCATGGCGCCACCCGGGCAATAACCGGGTCGGCGCTCGCCCGGCTTACCAATTCCTCGGCCCTGACGATGAAACCAGCACCCTGAGCGGGGTGCTCTACCCAGAGTTGACCGGCGGGCCGGTGTCACTCGACATGCTGCGCCAGATGGGCGACAGCGGTGAAGCCTTCCCCCTGATCCAGGGCGATGGCGTGATGCGTGGCTCGTTCGTCATAGAGGGCATCAGCACCACCCGCACCGAGTTTTTCAGCGATGGTGCAGCCCGCAAGATAGAGTTCAGCATCAAGCTCAAGCGGGTCGACGACAACGACAGCACGCTGGGCAACACTCTGTTGGGGCGCACCGCGGGCAACCTGTTCGGCCGCTTGGGGGTGGGCAAACTCATGGGTAGCATCGGCGGCAAGCTGGGGGGGATCCTCTGATGGGGGCGCTCGATCAGTTCGGCAGCCGCCTGGCCAAGAATCTCGGCATCACCAGCTCGCTCGATGCCCTGCGCCAAGGCCATCCGGTGCCGGCCTACCAGGTGCTGGTCGATGGCAAAGACATTTCGGCCGCCATCCGCCCACGCCTGATGTCGATGACCATCACCGACAACCGGGGTTTCACCGCCGACACCATCGAGATCACCCTCGATGACAGCGACGGTCAGCTCGACATGCCGCGCCGGGGGGCTACCCTGCGTGCCCTCATCGGCTGGCAAGGCAGCGCCCTGGTCGACAAGGGCACCTACAAGATTGACGAAGTGGAACACGGCGGCGCCCCGGATGTACTAACCATCCGGGGCAAATCGGCAGACCTGCGCGGCAGCATGAACAAGCTGCGCGAGCGCAGCTGGCACCAATCCACCGTAGGCAGCATCGTCGAGCAGGTGGCCGCCACCTACCAGCTCACCCCTTGCGTGGGTGACTCGCTCAAGGGCCAACTGATCGACCACATCGACCAGGCCAACGAAAGCGATCTGGCCTTCCTCACCCGCCTAGCCGGCCAGTGCGATGCCATCTCTACCGTCAAATCTGGCCGCCTGATGTTCATCAAGGCAGGCCAGGGCACCACCGCAAAGGGCCAGCCGCTGCCAGCCATCACCATCACCCGCCAAGATGGCGATCAGCACCGCTTCTTAGTGGCAGACCGCGACGCCTACACCGGCGTGACGGCCTACTGGCAAGACAACAAGGCCGCAGAGAAAAAGAAAGTCGAGGTGAAGCGCAAGAGAAAGACCAAGTCGAAACCAGAGCGGCCATTACCGCCGGGCGTCGTGGTCAACAAGAAAGAGAACGAGCTGCTGGTCGGCAGCAGCGAGAACGTCAAGGAGCTGCGCCACGTCTACGCCAACCAGGCCAATGCCATGCGGGCAGCCAGGGCAGAGTGGGAACGGATCCAACGCGGGGTGGCCGAGTTCGACATCACCCTGGCCAGGGGCCGGCCAGAACTCTACCCAGAACAACCCACCACCGTCAGGGGGTTCAAGCCCCAGATAGACGAGGCCGACTGGCTACTCACCCAGGTGGTGCACGACCTCACCAACCAGGGCTACACCAACCGCCTGCAGCTCGAGGTGAAACTCGACGAGCTACCGGAATAAATCTGTGTGGATCAAATGTGGACACTGGGAGAAAACAAAAAGGCCGCTATTGCTAGCGGCCTTTGTAAGTCTTTGATTTTAATGGTGCCGAGGCCTCCATCGAATTTCAACCACAAGCAGCTGATTTACAATGAATTATTGTAAATAATAAAGCATTGATACCCCCAAAAGTACCCCCACAGATGAGATACTTGTGGACACCGCAATGCCAAGCACAAACATGACGTAACCCTCAAAACAGATAAAACCACGTTCAAATTCGTGGTTTTTACCTCTCTTGGCGCACCCCATCCCCAACCACCTGATCAGAGCGACGGAAAGTGAAAGATTTTGAAGGATTCTGAAGGATTTCTTCGAGAGTGTTTTCGCTATCCCGCCCCAGATATGACGCTGCGTGAACCCAATCTGTCATGTGAACGATTTTCCACACATAAAGCGGGCAGGCGAGGCGGGGTCCCGATTGCGCGCCAGGGGGGCTGGCACTCTTAGCCGCTGGTTGCACCAACCAACGCAGGTGCTCTCGTGGCCACCGATGAGTATCAAAGCGAGGGGGAGGCCGGCGGTTGCATAGCGGGTCACTCGTGCGCTTATACGAGGGCAGCAAAAAGCCCGCATAGGGCGGGCTTGCTATGGGGTCAATAGATACTGGATTTGAAGGCTAAACCAGACTCATGCCTCTCGCAAATTCTTGCTGCGGGCCAACATTGCATCCGGTGACCAGTTATCACGTTTTGCCTGCAATGCAGATTTGGGTTCTTCCGTTTGCTCCATTCGTAAAGCCTGTTTTGCACGAGCACTTCTTTTGGCTGACGGGCTGCCTACCAAATCAAGACGGATCAGATTGCTCGGAGGAATACGCTTAATCTCTTCCATGACCACCGGGTCCAGTTCCGGGTCAGTATCTCTCCAGATTGGTTCAAGCAACTCAGCCACCAATGACTTCACCATATCGAGCGGGAGGATTTCTGCTGGCTCTATATCGCTCAAGCCGGGGGGAACGACTAAAGAGTTGGTGTCATCTTTCAAGAATGAACCGATGGCCGCCTTCTGTCTGCCTCTGGACACTAATCTGGCCAGCATTGGCAAAAGTGGAGTCAGGGCCCCGCGGGCTTCATCCAAGTCGCTGGTGATCAATTCATCCAGATAGGTTCCAGCAAGGCCGGAACGCTGCTTAAGGTGCTGGCGCCACAGTTCCTGCCCTGAACAGGAACGCACAAATTCACCTTCCTCCAACTCTTCGGCAACGACCTCCATGTCTGCCAACTCACTCTCAAGTGACGAGATATGGACAGACAGTTGGCGATACTCTTTTCCAGCTGTTTTTCCCTCGGCAATCGCTGCTCGCCGCAGTTCACGCCCTCGCTGGATCTCCTGTTTGATTTCATCGATACGTGTGGTGCTGATGGAGGTCAGCAATCGATGCTCGCCCTCATGCCACCCCATATATTCGCGGTGCGCTTGTTGGGCTGCCTGCACTAAATCTGTGATGTTATGCATTTCCGGTCTCCAAATCGGGTTGAATGATCAGCAATCTGTTTCGGTAAGGTGCTTCAGGTCCGCAGTTAGGCTATCCATGCTTTCGGCAGTGAAGTTCATCACCCCCGGCTGGCTCGTGGATAACCGCTCGAGTTGCTGCGAGAGGCGCAGCAGGAGCTTTTCATCGCGTGGCTGCAACGGTACCTTGGCCAATGTCTTGGCATTGGCGGCGTATTGGCGCAGTTCGCTTTGTGTCAGGCCATCCAGGTTATCCAGCAAGATCGCCTCCTGCTGGGGGGTCAGCGTGGGTACGGCGGCGTAGATGCGCCCACAGATAGCGCCAAAGTCATGCAGCTTGGTCATTGTGATTTCTCCATTGGGTGAAGGGTGCAACGGGGGACATGGCCATGGTCAAAGGCCACTGTTGGCATGAGCTGCTTCCAGCTTGGCCAGATCGATCCCGTGCTGTTTCAAGGCGGGCTCAACCTCGGCCCGAATGAAGCGATAACGGCCATTTCGGCCCAGACGGATCGGGCGTGGTAACTCGCCCCGTTCGACCATGCGGTCAATCGTGTCGTAGCGACAGCCGATCAACACGGTCAGGCGCTTACGCTCAATGAACACTTGATTGGTCATCATGCTCTCCTGCTGTTGGTTACTTTATGGAGGTTGCAACGGTTTACGTAGGGAGACGAGCCACCGCCATTGTGTAATGGCGTTACACAATGGCGGTTATGACTGTCTCCGCTATGAGAGATGATGCGGCGGTTTCAAGCGAAATGTGAGTAACGACCAGTGTATCCAGGGCGGACACACTGGTGGAGTTGGATATTTCAGCTGGATTGAAGGGAATTACCCCTTAATGGTTACTTGTAATCAGGTCGTTACGGATGAAGGTCAAGCCCAAGTGCTTGGCTAACTTTGTGGGTCTTTTGGGCTGCTTTTGCGACGGGATAGAGTGCTTGCTGGATCTCTGTAGCAAGAGGCTGTAACTCCGCCAAAGCTGCAATCGCGGCATCTGCTTCGACCTTGGGTTCTATTGCCTTGGGGTCGCGAAGGATCGCCGCAAATGCGGTGAGGATGGGGGACAAAATCTCTCTCATCCGACCCTCCATGGCGGTGACGGCCTGCTTGGCCCCGCGTTCGGCCCGTATTGCCATTGCCTCCGCCTGCTCGGCCTGCAGCAAAGAAGCGTCTATGCGTGCCTGAGCCTTGCTATTGGCTTCCTTTACTCTCTCATCAGCCTCAGCCAGCCGGTGCGCTATTGCGGCTTCCTGGGTGGCCAGTTCGGCCAGCCGACTCTCTGCGGCCTCAATCTCAGAGGTTCGCAGGATCACCGCCTCCAGTAAGTCCTGACGCTGATCGGCCATGTGTCGAGCACCATACAGCGCAGCAGCCTTCGTCGCGGCCAGTAGCTGCCCCTCTGTGTAGAGCGGAGCGCCCCGCCTCAACAACCCGGCTCGGTGCTCAACCTCTTGCATGGAGATGATCTGGTTGATTTTCCCCATGGTCGGCCCTTTCGGCTTCGTTGCACTAATGAGCGCAGCATGGGCAGACAAAGCACGCTGCTCCGCGTTCCACACCTCCCTCGGCAGTCGCCGCCGGCGCGGGCCTATCCTGGCAAGCCCAAAGTCCGCGGACACAATGTGGATCTCGTCCTGCCAAGCTCTCATGGCCTGATTGAACGCGAGACGTTGCAGACCCTTTCGCTCCCCTCGAGCAGCTGAGGCCCGCGCCGCCGCAACCCCAGGATGTACAGCACCGAATGATTCGCCTGGCTGAGGTACCAGGTAAAAGTGGATGTGCCGATGCGGCTCATCAACATGCTCGACTACCGATTTCAGCCTGTCGCCATGCTTTGTTTTCAGATACCCAATCATGACGTCACGATACCTTGGCCAGAGCTCATCGGGCAGGTTCTCCGGGACACTGACCACGCCAGCCCCTAAACACAGTCCGTCAATCCTCAGCTTACGCCCTCGCGGGTCAACGGCCTGCGCCGCCCATGCCGTGGCCTGCTGTACGGCCTCCGATGGCATAACCCCAAACCGTAGGATCGGCGGATTAGGCTCTTTCACATGTGGATGAGCACCGGGTTTACGCTCAGCCTCATCCGCTATCTGCTGGGCTGACAGTACCCGCCCCGTCTTTGTCTTCCCGCCTTGTCGTGCATATCCGTCAATGTGTGCAAACTGATATCCCGCCATACATGTTTTCCCCGCTTGATCTCAGTCCACGCTACTTCAAAAGAGAAATTTTGTGGGGGAAAATATACGCTAAGTGACCGACTTGGCTTATGCGCTTGAGTCCTTCGTCCTCTTCGGCATAAGCGTCGGCCCTGCGGGGCTAGGGCACAGCTCCCAAGCACCGGAATGTGTATATATTATCGCCATCGATTCCATGGCTTAAGGACTGATATGAGTGAGATTAAGATTCCTCGCGATGAGTGTGATGCCCTCAAAGCGGTTGACGCTGACTTGTTGGATAAGCTCATCGAGCAGTGCCTTTACGATGAACGACTGGATGCATTGAGAGATCTCCAACTCGAATACTGTGGACCGTATGTATCTTCACATTTCCGCCAGTATGCAAATGCCCTTGCCGAGTACCGCAATGCTAAAGCAGCAAAGAAGCGTGCGGATACAGAATCTCGTGCGCGTCGTGCCGGTAATTATTTGGCCAGTGCCGTTCAGCAGATGAAACACCAAGTGGAAATACAAGAATGCGAGCAACAGTTCTTCGATATTGACGACCTGATCAGGGAGCCCTATCGATTCAGTGAACGCATGACTGTTCAAGTCAATTACCGCTGGCGCAAGACACTTAAGGATGAATGGGTATCCGGCAGCATCACTTTTTCCCACCACGCAAATTTGCAACCTGACTACACAATGCCACGTCAAAACCGGAAACCTAGCGCCGCCAGGTTGGCGCAAGATCGACAGGATAAGTTGTTTAGCGAATGGGAACATCTCAAAAAGCTTGGGCTCCAGTCAGTAAAGCAATATTTCAAAGAGGGTGGTGATGGCTCTGCAATCCCGCAAGAATTCCAAGTGATAACTGACTCTTACTCTCGGGTATTGAATAACTACAGTACCGACTTCTGGCGTGTGCAATCTTGAATGGAGTTACTCCCCCAACAATCGACAACCCCAAACAGGCCAGCCAGAGAAAGGAGTTGACGAACAACCACACGTTTTGTTATTCGCGCACGCACACATGTGTGTGTGATGTAAAAACGATGGGAACAGTGGGAACATGGGAACATTGCCCGCTAACCCTTGCCACGACTGTGTTTCTCTGTTCCCACAATTGCAGGAAGGTGTGGGAACAAAGGGAACAGGGGTTGGGAACATTTCCGACTTGTTCCCACTGTTCCCAATCTGTTCCCACAAAACTCTGTGAGCGTGGGAACATTAGTATCACTTGCTGGATAAGGCTTTGAAGGTCATTTATCTATCTTGTTCCCACTGTTCCCATACTTTTATTAAATTCACACCTGCGGGCGCACATGCGCGAATAGCATGAGCAGCCACAAAAAGTAAAGGGCCGCACGATGGCGACCCCCTTGCTTTCTTCTGGCCGGCTACTCGTCTTCCGGCCCATCGGCCTCATCGGCTAGCACTCGCTCGGTCAGCATGTAGATCCAGACCGTTGCGCCGCCATCCCGCAGGCGGATCTTGCGCTGGGCTCGTTTGCCATCATTCGAGGGCAACAAATAGCCCGCCTCCAAACAAAGCTGGGCCACCCGCTTGGGATCCCGACCTCGGGTGATCTCATTCCAACCGGGAGGCAGCACAATAAAGCTCACGCCATCGGCTTCCTTCTTGCGATAGCCGACCATATTGGCCGGGCGGTGGTTGGGGTCGAACCAGTCGGCAAAGCGGCTGTGCTGATGCGCCACAACAAAACCGCGCACCTGATCCAGGGTGGCCTTGTCTTCCTTGTTGCCCAGGTGCCCCCGTTCATCCAGCCACGCCTTGAGGCATACCCGCACGGCGCGGGTCGCTTCACCCTGGGGCCAACCGGTGATCCCCAGTTCAGTGGCCAGCTCACCCGCTGCGGCCACTATGGCAAAGCGATTGATAGCCCGCCCAACCTGATTACCGGCCCCCGTTGGGGTCAGCTCGACCGCCAGACGCTTGATCTCCGCCTTCAGGCACTCCTTGTGTGCGTCCAGACCTGTTGCCAAGGTCTCGATGTAGGCACGAAATGCGGTGCCGTATTCGCGCTTACAAGCCTCGTTGAGGGCATCGGCAAAGGCGCGCCCATCCGGTTGGTTGTGCAGCACCTCAAACGCACCGTGCTTGCCGGTGCTGCTCGGGATCTGGATGGTACGTACCTCCATCCCGGCTTGGGTACGCTTACCCGCTTCGGCGGCGTGATCTTCTAGGGATAGTTCACCCGTGGAGAGGAACAACAACCGCCATGCCTTGCGCTCTTTCAGCTCACCATCCTGCTTGCTGCGGCCCTTGCCTTGGCCGTTTGCAAGCATGTAGGCCACCTGTCCGGCCTCACGCCCATCCAGTTCGCCCAGTTCGTCCAGACACAGCAAGGCATCGTTACGCCGACTCGCGATCCCCTCGATAGCGTTGCCAGTCGCCCGCCAGGTGTGGCAGTAGCGATCGGGCTGGCCATAGATGCTGGCGGCGGCCTTCATGATGGTGGACTTGCCATCGGTACTCTCGCCCTTGAGGTGGAAGCCACCCCCTTCCTGTCCCACCAGTGACAACAGGGGCGCGGCGAAGGCCAGCGACAGGGCGAAGCACAGGCGGGAGTTACCCACAGCCACCGCGGCGATCTGGCGCTGCCAGTCGGCCAGCTCCCCAGCGCAGGTAAAGTCGCTGCTCAGGTAGCCGGCTGATTGCAGGATCACCTGCTCGGCATCCGGCCCGATGCCCCCACCCGGCAGCACATAGGCTTTGCCATGCCAGCCGGTACGCTCGACACAGGTCACCCGCCGCTCGGGTTGGCTCATCATCAGATAGACCGCCAACTTGTCGAGCTTCTTGAGGTTCACAAAGGGCAAGCCGCCATTGAGCAAAGATGCCAGCGCCTCCTGCCCACCACGATGAACCAGCATGCTGACCGGCATCGCCCATTGCCGAGTACGGCCAGCCCGATCCTGCCATTCCAATAAGCGCCCTTGGCCATACCCCGCCTCGTCGGAAGTTTCAGCAACCACCCGAAGTTCAGGGGAAATCAGGGTTTCCTCCTGCCTGCCGTTCTGTCCCGAGCCCACCCATTCGTGCACGTAGAGCATACCTTCCCTGATTTCATAGCCCTCGGGCAGTTCCTCACCATCAATTGGTTGATCCTGCTCGCCTTGCACATCTGACACAGAATGCAATGGGATCACCTCGGCTCGCGGCCCTTCCTTCTGGCAGGCGTCTTGCTGCTGGGTCTGTTCAATCTGGCTCATGATGGCTCTCTTGGTCTCTTCAAGCCCATGGGCCTGGTGGTAGTCGTTCCAGTCGCCTGCAGTGGGCGGTAGTGCGACCACAGCCCCCACCGCAACGGCGGCTTGCTCGGCCTTGGTCTTGCCCGGGTTGCCCGTCGTGGTGGCATCGTTGTCGGCGGCAAGCCATAACCGGCATGGTTGCAAGGGGTCATCCATCCCCCTCACCACCTGAGCGATGGCCAGCAAGTTACCCGCATCCATGGCACAGTAGACAGTTGCCCCAGTCGCCAGATGCACTGATAGCCCGGTGGCATAGCCCTCGCAAACCGCCACCAGGGTACTGCCTGGGATCCGGTGGCAGGCAGCCTGCTTCTGACCACCGGCAAGGTAGTGCCTCACCCCGTCATGGCGGATCAGCTGTACGTTCACCAGTTCGCCGGTCTCGTTGTAGAGCGGCACCACCAAAGAGCCAGCGGGGAACGCCTCTTCCCCCACCCGGATCAGGGAGCTATTCAACAGCCCACCGGGCCAGCTCAAGCGCTTGTGTGACAGATAAGGGGATTGGCCAGGCTTGCAGTCGCGCAGGATATCTGCAGCGCGTCTGGCGGCTTTCTGGCGCTTAATCTGCTGCTGTTGTTGCTCTACATCAGCCTGCGCGCGCTGTTGCTGCTGCAATTGCTCTCGATCTGCTTCTGATATGGCAACATGGGAAATGCCAAGCACCCCCGCAACCAGTTCCGCAGCATCCTTCGGCAACTTACCCGTTACACGGCGGATCAGGTCCAGCCCGTCACCCGCGCCACACTGGCTACAAATCCAGGTACCGCGCCCGCCCTTGTCATCGAGCCGAAAGCGGTCTTTCCCACCACAAGCCGGACAAGGCCCATGCTGCTTACGTGGCGGTACCGTCACCCCCAGATTTGCCAGCAGTTCCGGCCAGTGGCCACAAGCCGCGGCGGTGACATCAGAAACAAACGTTGCCCCGTTCATGCCTCACCCCCAACCAAAACGGTCACCAGCTCGTTGAAAGCCCGCTCGTCTAAACCAGCCTTTAGCTGGCGGGCCTGTTTGGCAGTAACAGCCCCCGCCATACCGTCGGTGCTGGCAATAAAGTCATCGCGCTGCCGACGGCAGGCAAATGCGCTCAGGCTACCCGCTTGTGAACGCTTGCCAGTCTTGGGGTTGGCCGGGCCAACGAATGTGGGTTGTTGAACCGCTGGAGCCCATGCGTAATAGGTCATACACCCTCCCTGCGCTTGGCCAGTTCGACGGTCTCAAACTCGGCAAGGACCGGGGCGAGCAGCACACTGATCACACACGGCTCGATATGGGACTGATTGCCATTGAGAACCTTGAGCAGGACGGAGGCATAACGATTGATCCGTTCAGCAGGGTCCTCCAGCGGTGTCCCGGCACAGCACGCCTCCAATTCATCAAGCTGGGTCTGCAATGGATGCAGCAGATCGGAGAGCTCCAAATAGAGCATTCTTTCGGTATTGGACTCACAGATGCAGCTCAAAGCAGAAGCGAGCAGTGCAGACTGCTCAAACAGAGCCTCAGCCTGAATCACCTGGCGAGTTCGAATGGTGCGTTTCATGCTGCAACCCCCTTGCTCGGGGTGCGGGACAAAAACACTAGGGGTAGACCGGCCAGCGCAGACCGGGCTTGTGTTTCGCTGTTGGCAAAGGCGGAAATGGTGCGGATACGGCGTAGGTCTGCCAAGCGGCAGGTACGGGAATGCTGGATCAAGAAGGTGTAGATCATGGCCTGTACTCTCTCGTGGTTTAGTGAGTCGGCCATGCTGCAAATGAGGATGCGGCATGGCGTCAACTACCTCCACGAGAAGGCGGGCCTTATTCACCCTTGCGGGCTTATTGGGGCCTCTCAACCATACCGCAAAAGCGGATACACTCCCGCCGTGATCGGCGTGAATGTGAAGTTCATCTGTGCGACAGCCTGGGGTAGTAGCCCAAATGGCAGGCACAAAAAAACCGCTAATTGTCGGTTGCGGGTAACCGCTCGTGGAAGTAGTACTGTTAGGGTTAGTAGCCCCAACAGATAAGATCGTACCGTGTCGGATCGTGTCATGCAATATCATTTTCGCCGCCCTCACGTTCAATCCGGGTAGCCAGCATGGCTGTTAGCCTCATCTTGCGTTCAGCGAAAGGCATGTCTGCGTCCAGGAAGGTGGCATTACTGCGCTCAAGAAAGGCGACCAACGCCAGTTGATATGCGCTCAGGTGTTTCCGTACCTCGCCTTTCAGACCGTGTTGGGCCAGCCATGCTTTGCCATCCATCCCAAGAACCAGCCGATTGATCATGCCCAGCTCATTGCTGTAATGGTGACCAGCAGTCTCCTTACCCAGCCTGGTACGGTGTTGCTGCAGAGCGCGACACATTAGCCCGTGGTAGTCCTTGCTGGCTTCCCGTTCAGCTTGCCAATGGGCTTGTGCCGACACTTGCTGTTGCGGGGCAACCTCGGCTAGCCGCCGTTCGCAGTCAATAAAGTAGCGGCGCGCACGGCGGCCCTCGGTGTTTCGCTCGACCATGGCCAACTCCTTGGCCATGTCCAAAGTAAGGGCGTAACCCTTGACTCTCCGATCCCGCGCTTTGGCGCTATTTCTCTGATAAAGCCGTGCCTCATTTGTATCTGATAAATTTATCGCGCTCAAAATGACTTCATCGAATCTGGCGAAGTCTGCCCCTTCAATAAAATCATATTCGGCAATACGGGCTTTCATCCAATTGGAATATTCTTGCCCAGATTTCAAGAAGGCGTGCAGCTCACGAGCATTAATGGTCTGGACGCGCTCACTACCAACCATATTTTCATGCAGTGGCAACAATTCAGCCATGGCGATCATAATATCATGAGAATAGAGCGTATGAGTGGAGTTGTTTTTTGGCAAAGCTTCGCCCTGAGCTATATGCCCCTGTTGTTTGTTATTCATGGCAATAAAAACCTTACGCGGTTCCGCTGACTGGCTTAGTAATCAGAATACTGATATTATTGATCAGCGGTAATTGGTGAATGATTGGTTTGGGCTGCTCCTGCTACGGGCGGCCCTTTCTTTTGGCTAACACCCGGATATTAAGCAGCCTTACCCTGGGCATTCATCCAACTCCGAACCTCTTCGGCCCGCCAAGCGGTTACTCTTTCTGACAATTTTACTGGTTTTGGGAATGTACCTTTTGCTGACCAGCGCCAGACTGTAACCACAGCAATTCCTAATACCTTGGCAAGGGTGTCCACCCGGACAAACCCCTCTTTCGGCAATGCAAATTCTGATTTCAATGACATGGTTTGTTGCTCCTTTACGTGTCTTGTCGTTGCGGGAGTAATCAAACCATGTTGGTTCCTATCGGAGGGGGAGTTATTGAAAAGTACCGGAAGTTATTGAATAACTATCTTAACGGGCTTCTGCTCTGTCTAGCCAAGCTCTCAACGTTTTAGGGGTTACGCTGCTCAGCTGTTTGCTATGGCCGTTACGGGCTATTTTTTGCTGTAACGCTTCTGTACTGCCCTGAAGATCGGCTGAGGTATAGCCAAGAGCCTTCAGCAAATCAACAATAGCTTTACTCTGGTTCGCAGTAACACGTGGTGATGTGTCTGATGGGTCTATAGGATGGGTTAACAGTTTGCGAGGTTGTTTGCTCAGTGAATTCCCTGAGGCAATCCCATCCCTCAACCTTGATAAGTCATCATAGCGAACTCTAAAAAGGGACACTGCGTGTTCAATATCGGCGCCCATTATACTAATGCAATCAGACCCTATATTTACTTGCATATCAATTGATTCTATTTTTTCTATATTTTCAAACCCGACTCTAAACCCCTCCCTTAGATAAGAAAAATGAATGGAAACCTCATGTAAACCAGAAAGCCAAACTCTATAGGTGATATAATCCAAAATCATTGAACTTTCACACGTAGCGAGTTTTCCTTCTAAGGTATCATCAGATCTATTTATTGGTGGAGCAAATTTATCTAGTTTAATCCATATCTTGGTATAGTCAGCCTGAACATAATCAATATTAGTATCGCTATCATCTTGATATTCATCTTTCTCACTAATAAGGAAGATAACATTTGTACCATGTTTATATAAAGTATCATACCAAATATTGGTATCTTCAGTATCTGTGGTGCCAAAGTCGCCTTGATAACAGATAGTGCCAGGCACTCCCCCTTCAAAATATATTTGCTTACACTCAAATCCACTTCCGCCGCAAGGCTTTTCACCATCTTCATCAAGTTTTATATATATATTTATGGCGCCGATTTCATACCAATGGTAAATATCTTCGAGCTCGCACCCTAGCAATCTTGCTGCTCGTGCAGGGGTACAGTATTCCAGTGGAATCCTTTTTTCGTTGGCCATCGTGTTGCCTCTATACACTTGCCTTGAATAAATTGCCGAGCCAAGTGGGCAAGGTTCCCAACTTTTCTCTCTGTCGAGATAGGCTCAGCAAAGTCGTTAACCCACTCGGTTGAAATTCACTGGTAGCACATTGCTACCCCGTTGCGAGTCATAGAAATCGGCCAGCCACTGCAACAGCTTGCGCCGGTCGTCCAGATACTCAGCCCGGTGATAGGCTGCCCGCACCTTGTTGCGTTCGGCGTGGGCAAGCTGGCGCTCTATCACGTCCGGATCAAAGCCTTCCTCGTTCAAGGTGGTAGAGGCTAATGCCCTGAATCCGTGCGGTGTAGCGATCCCTTTATAACCCATCCGCCCCATTGCATAGCTCAAGGTGTTCTCACTCATGGGATTGGTCAGTTTACGCTCGCTCGGGAACAGCAACTCACAATGGCCTGTCAGCTGGTGCAGTTCATCGAGCACGGCCAACGCCTGGCGAGAAAGGGGGACAAGGTGCTCGGTTCGCATCTTCATCCGTGCAGCAGGGATCCGCCATTCTGCGCGTTCCATATCGAACTCATCCCAACGTGCAAAGCGCACTTCACCAGGGCGGGTCATGGTCAACATCAGCAGATGGAGGGCAAGACGAGTCGCCGGGTTAAGTGGCTCGGCTTCCAAACGTCGGAAGAATTCTGGCAGCTCAGAACGGGGCAAAGCGGGTCTGTGCTCCTGCTTGGTGGCCCTGAGCGCCCCCCTCAGGTCTTGAGCCGGGTTGTAGCTGGCTCGTCCAGTCTGGATGGCATAACGCATGACAGAGCCGATCCGTTGCAGGATCCGCCCTGCTGTTTCAGTAACCCCGCGCTTCTCGACCTTGCGCAAAGCATCCAACATCATGGGCGCGGTCAGCTCGGCAACGGGCACAACCCCAAGATCGGGGAAAACATCCACCTCAAGCGACTTGAGCACCCTGGCAGCATGAACAGGCGTCCAGCGAGCGAGCTGGCTTCGGTGCCACTCTCGCGCCAGTGCCTCAAAGTTGTTCTCGCTGGCCAGCTTGTTGGCGATCTTGCTCTGCTTTTTGACGAGGCCCGGATCCACCCCTTCAGCAAGTTGCCGACGAGCATCATCTCGTTTCACCCTTGCCTCTTTCAGTGACACCTCGGGATAGACACCCAAGGCGAGCGTCTTCTCTTTGCCACCGTGGCGATACTTGAGCCGCCAATACTTGCCAGACTGGTTGACCAACAAGAACAAGCCTTTCTCATCGGATAGCTTCTGCTGCTTGCCGTTGAACTTAGCCTGCCGGGCGGTGATATCAGATAGCGGCAT